CTGGTGATCGTATCACCTACGGAAAGTACGCCGGACAGAAGATCATCATTGATGGCGTCAAGCTGTTAATTCTTAATGATGATGAGATCACGTCTGTCCTTCCTGCCAGTGCCAATGTTACTGCGTATTTGGAATAGGGGTTGAGTCATGGAAGAAGACAAAAACGAAGCCGTCGAGCAAGTCGAGCAGGAGATCGCAGAAACCATCCGCAAGGCTGGCAGCGAAGAGCCGCTCGAGATTGAGATTGTTGAGGAGCCGGATCAAGAGGTTGAGCCGGAGCCGGAAGCTACGCCGGAGCAAGAAGCCGATTATGGCGAGAAAGTTCAGCGTCGCATCAAGAAGCTCGTCGATCAAAGGCGAGCCGCAGAGCTTCAAGCCAAAAAGCACCAAGAGGAGACTTCCCAGCTAAAGGCAAGGCTCGAAAGGCTCGAGCAAGGGACTGCGACACAGGCCCAAACGCAAGCCCAGAATGCGTTTCAAAATCGTTACAACGAGACGCGAGAAGCTCTCATGAAGGCATTTGAGGAAGGTGACACCAAAGCCCAACTCGACTTCACAGAGCAACTAACAGACATGCGAGCATCAGCCAAAATTGCAGAGCTGCAGGGCAGGCAACGAGCTGCACAGGCTGAGTCGCCGACTGTTGGCAGAGCAGAGAGGGCAGCCGCAGAGCCACCAACTCCGAAAAAGGCGATGGACTGGTGGCAGAAAAACCGCTGGTTCAACTCAGGAGGCTATGAGCGAGAAACCGCTGCGGCTCGGGCAATTGATGTCCAGTTGGATCTTGAGGGATACGACAAAGAGTCTGACGGTTATTACGACCAATTGAATAACCGTTTACTTTCAGTTTTCCCGGAACTAAGCTCAGGAAGTGAACCTGTAAAAAGTAAGCCAAAAAGCAGATCTCCAGTAGCACCAACTGCAGGTGGGCCTACTTATAAAGGGAATCGGATTCGACTCTCTAACGACCAGCTTAGGATGGCAAGAGAGCTCGGCATTACTGACGAAGCCGGTCTCAAAAAATACGAAGCCGAAGTTCGTCAGCAGAGAAGGAGCTAGTCATGACCGAAGCAAGAAATGTCAGAGCTAAAGAATCCAAGAAAGAAACTCGTGAAGATGAGGCTCGTGCCGAGACTTCATGGAAGCCACCGTCGCTGCTGGATGCCCCGGACCCTCGTCCCGGAATGGTTCAGCGGTGGATTGCTACCTCGATCCAGGGTAAAGACACTCCAGACAACGTGTACAAACGTATGCGCGCTGGCTGGAATCCTCGCCCCGCAGACTCAGTGAGCGATAAGAGATTCCCAACTATCAATCATGGGCAGTGGACTGGTTCAATTGGAATTGAAGGAATGATCCTTTGCGAGATGCCAAAAGAAACTTTCGGTAAAATGAAAGAGTACTACCGTGGCAAATCCGACGATCAGAACCAAGCAATTCCTGGAGAGCTTGACGCCGTGGGAAGAGCACATGGGGCTCCGATCTACCAAGAGCGGAAGACCTCTACGAGCCGTGGCCGAGATGTCTCGGTCATGGATGATTGATACAACTCAAATGGAGTGAACAATGGCAAACGCTGATGCCGCTTTCGGGTTCGTCCCGGTTCGCCACATGAGTGGGAATGCACCTCGTGCAAATAAATACACCATCACCAGCACACTTGCTGAGAACATCTTCACGGGTGATCTCTGCATTGTTACGTCTGCTGGCGTTATCACGCCTCACACTGCTGCTGAGGTAAATAACATTGGTGTCTTTGCTGGGGTGTCTTACACCGCTTCTGATGGCTCTTACGTCTACAGCCAATACTGGCCCTCGGGCACGACTGCTACGAGCATCATCGCTTATATCTACGATGATCCGTACATTGTGTTTAAGGCGCAGTCGGCTGGATCTCCTGCTCAAACTAACGTCGGCAACTGTTGTGATGTTGTTGCAGGGGCTGGATCAACCACTACCGGCCAATCTGGTTTCGAATTGAGTGGCACAATGGCTAATAGCATTGCTTCTTGCAAAATCATTGCGCTTTACGATTCGCCAGAAAATGCGTTCGGTGCGAATGCTGTCATGGAGGTGACTATTAACGAACACCTTCTCGGCACAAATGTCGCTGGCATCTAGGAGGGTATGAAACATGGCTATGAATAGAGCACAATTCGCTAAAATGCTCGAGCCGGGTTTGAACACCCTCTTTGGTCTCGAGTACGATTCTTACCCACCGGAATACTCCGCTGTATTCTCGGCAAACAGCTCTCAGAAGGCATATGAAGAAGATGTCCTTTTGGAAGGCTTTGGCGCTGCCCCTGTGAAGAACGAAGGTGCCTCGGTCTCGTATGATTCGGCGTCCCAGCAATGGACCGCCCGCTATCAGCACGAGACAGTCGCGCTTGCATTCTCTATCACAGAGGAAGCTGAGGAGGATGGACTTTATGGTTCTATCGCCGCTCGGTATGCTAAAGCCCTTGCGCGGTCGATGGCTTCGACCAAAGAAATTAAGGCTGCAAATGTCCTTAATAACTCGACGAGCACTGCCGGAGGTGACGGGGTTTCGCTACTGAACACCGCGCATCCGACCCGCTCTGGCAACCAGTCGAACACGTTGGCGACTGCCGCTGACTTGTCCGAAACTTCACTTGAGCAAATCTTGATCCAGATTGCTGACATGAAAGACGATCGCGGTCTCCGCATCGCCGCTCAGGGTCAGATGCTGGTCATCCCGACTGCATACTCGTTTGTTGCAGAACGGTTGCTTGAGTCGCAGCTTCGCACAGGCACGGCAGACAATGACATTAACGCGATCCGCTCCGGTGGCTACTTGCCCAAGGGTTATCACGTTATGCGTCGTCTGACTGATTCAGATTCATTCTACGTTGCGACGGATGTTCCTGATGGCCTGAAGCACTTCCAACGTTCCGCTCTTAAAAAGGGCATGGAAGGTGACTTCGAGACTGGCAATGTGCGCTACAAGGTTCGTGAACGCTACTCTTTCGGTTTCACCGATTGGCGTGGCATTTTCGGCACTGAAGGTGCTGCCTAAACGATAAGACGGGGGAGGGGCAACTCTCCCCCTTTTTTACCTGACAGCTTCGGCTGACTTAGCCCAGACAGGAGATTTCAATGGGTACTACTACTTTCAGCGGCCCAGTCCGCTCCGAAAATCAATTCAAGCTAATTAGTAAAGACTCGACGACGGGTCTTATTTCAGATCGCACCCAAAGTGGTGATGCGGCTCATGACACTCGCCGTTACTACCTTTGCGAACCGTTTTTGCAGCGCCCAGCACTGAATGCTGTCGCTTCAGCGCCGCTGACAGATGCTGATGCCACGGCAGCAGCCAACGACGCGATCATCGTCGCCCGAGCCATCGCCAGCCGGAACTTTGAAGTTCTCGGCACGAACATGACGACTGCGCTGTGCACGTTTAACACCACATCCGCCGGTATCGTCTTGACGACTGCCACAGCTGATGAAGATCAGGCGATCCTCGCGCCTCACCTCGACACCAATCAAAGTGCTTGGCAGGTGACAAAGTGGGGCACTGAGAATCAGGTTGACTGGGAGTGCTCGATTAACCCGAACGCGATCGACAACCAGAAGCTCTGGGCTGGCTTGAAGCTGACGAATGATCAACTTGTAGCAACTGATGATGATCAGGCGTATTTCAAGTTTCAGACAGATGCGGCAAACAGTGAGGCGTTTACTGACTTCACCAAGCTCCACTTTGTCCACAGCATCGGTGGGACTGATTTTATCAGCCAACTTCCGATTACTGTTGCTGCGAATACGATCTATCACTTGAGAATTCAAATCAATTCAGCTCGTCAGGCGGCAATTTTCGTCAATGGCATTCAGTACAATGTGACGACCACTGCGGGTTCTACTGGTGGCACCGCAGTGACCACCGGCACGACGCGGACTGCGGCGTTGACGGATGATGTTGATTTAATTCCTTACATCGGGATCGAAGCTGGTGCCGCAGCAGCGGAAGCTGTTGACGTTCACTATCAGGGCATCAGCCGGGTCATCTTCGAGTAGGTCGGAATCATGGGGCAGGGCCATCGTGCCCTGCTCCACTAGGAGTTGAAATATGTCGATCCAATCTGATGTAAAGCCGATCACAATCAGCGATGAGGTTGCTGCCTCAACGACTTTTATTGCAGCAGCCGCCCGACCAAATACAGTATTCACCCTTGCCAACACCTCGTTTGCCTCTGGTGGAGCTAGACTTCTTCAAGTTACGACAACCGGGACAGGTGACAATGGCAAGACTGTCACCATAGTCGGGACAGACACCCACGGTAATTCACTTACAGAAGTAATAACTTCAACAGGCTCTGCGGAGTCTGTCGCTGGCACTAAGTATTTTCTCACGGTGGCTTCTGCAACTTGCTCGGCACAGTATGCCGCCAATGTTTCTGTGGGAATGACAACTGGCGCAGCTCAGGCAATCTTTGCTGGCAGGACTCGCCTCAAGTCAACCTCCATTGTGTCTGCTGGCACTGCGGGTGTCGTGAGTTTTTATGATGGAACGCCTGAGAGCGGCACAGTCCTCTTCAAAGCCAGGACCATTGGCACAGACAATGCGACTGTTAATATGAGCATTCCCGATGAGGGTGCACTCTTCGCAGATGGGGCTGTAGTCGAGTACACAGTCGCCACCATTGACATGATGACGTTCTTTTACGCATAGGTTGTAAAATGGCAACATCAGGCACAGTCGCTTTCCGGCCAGACGTTGAGCAGATAATTGCAGAGGCTTACGAACGCTGTGGCATTGATAGCCAGACAAGTACTGGCTACCAAGCAGTCTCGGCCAGACGTAGCCTGAACCTCCTGTTCAGTGAGTGGTCTAACAGGGGCATAAATTACTGGACTGTCCAGAACAACACACTCTCGCTTTCAGCAGACACTGCCTCTTATGCTCTGCCTGTAGGAACAATCGACCTGATTGATGTCGTCGTAAGAGACTCTTCCGGGTCAACCACCGCAGACATACCGTTGCAGAGGGTGAGCATCTCAGAATACAACCAGCTGCCAGACAAGACATCTTCCGGCAAGCCCAGCCAGTACATGATCGACAAGCAGTACACTCCGGTCATTTATGTCTGGCAGGTTCCTGATAACACCGATTACAGCCTCGTTTACTGGTCAATGAATCAGCTTGAGGACATAACTCTTTCAAACCAAGATGCAGACATCCCTTACCGCTGGTCTGATTGCATCTGCGCGGGGCTTGCGAGCAAGCTGTCGTTGAAATATGCGCCAGACCGCTATGCCGTTCTTTCTCAGGTCTATGACAGAGCTTTTGAGCTTGCGGCGGCAAATGACGACGACAACGTATCAATGAGGATTCGTCCAACGTCGATGAATCTCTACTGATGAAAGCTCGGTACGCAAGGGGCAAGAAATCTCAGGCCATAGGTGACAGGTCTGGGTTCAAAGTCCCGTACACTTCGCTAAAAACTACTTGGGACGGCCTCCGGGTTGAGCCAGAAGACTGGGAGCCTAAGCATCCGCAGCTAACTCCTGCAAAAAACGTCATTGATGCTGTCGCATTATTTAAGCCTCGCCCAGACAACGATCCTGAAAATGCTGAGTTCACTGTCGGGTACAATTACGACATCTTTGCTGACCCAAGAGACAGGCCGGGGGTTGGCATCCACGCCACCGGCAATGTCGGCTTCCCCGACAGGGTGGCAATAGAAACTGAGATCACCGAGACTGGAGTTGCGGGTACTGGCGCGATCGGAACTCTCGCGGCAATTATAGCCGACGCAATTTTCATTGAGACTGGGTTGGCTGGCACCGGCAATGTCGGTACTGAGATCCTAGAGGCTTCGATCACAGAGGCCGGTGTCGCAGGTACAGGTGCCATCGGCACTGAGATCCCAGAGGCTTCGATCACAGAGGCTGGAGTTGCAGGCACCGGCGCGACTGGCACTGAGTCTATTGTCTCTGATCAAGAATGGGGTTCTGGCGCTTGGGGTTCTGGGACTTGGGGTAACTGATGAATTACACGACACTCGTAGCCAACATCAAAGCATTCCTTGAGGATGACGGCACTGAATTCGCAGCTTCCATTGATGAAATCATTGGTCAGTCTGAAGAGATGATCTTTCAGAGGCTCCCAAATCTCCCTTGCTTCCGGCAGATTGCGACCGGAAATTTGGTGGTCGGGACTGCTGATTACACAGTGGCAAGCGCCCGGATGGTTAGGCAGGTCTCAATAACCAATTCAAGCAATCTCTCTTACCTTGATCACAGGATTGATTCTTACCTTAGAGACTACTGGCCAAATTCAAGCACAACCGGCACACCTATAATGTACAGCACGAAGACAGCGAGCACATCAGGCACGGTGCTGACATTGGCCCCAACGCCAGATGCGACTTACGCTTACCAAGCTGATTTCATCGCCCCAGCCACTGGTCTGTCTTCTTCAAATGCCAACAGCTGGATTGGCGACAACGCGGAAAATGTTCTCTTGTCCGCTTGTCTGTATGAAGCATCTGCTTTCCTAAAAGCAGGAGAAACATTAACCTTATACAAATCTCAATTTGATGAGGCTGTACAGCTCTTCCAGCAAGAGATGGCAAGAGACTACACAGCTGAATACAACGGAGGCATCTAATGTCAATCGCCCAAGCAATGTGCACCAGCTTCAAGGAGCAGCTTCTTAACAAGGAGCATGACTTGAACACTGATACGATCAAGATCGCCCTTTACACCAGCTCTGCGAGCCTTGGTGCGGGAACTACAGCCTACGCCACTACCAATGAGATTAGCGGTACAGGCTACACCGCTGGTGGGGAAACTCTAGGCAGCGCGACAATCGGCACCAGCGGCACCACAGCCTTTGTTGATTTCGCAGATGCTTCGTGGACCAGCGCAACATTCACAGCCAACGGCGCATTAATTTATAACGACAGCGCAAGCGACAAGGCGATCGCTGTCCTGGCTTTCGGCGGCGACTTCACAGTTACTGGCGGAACATTCAAAATCGTTTTCCCTGCTGCTGGGGCAAACGCAATCCTGCGAATTGATTGAGCTAGGAGAGACCTGTGGGAAGCACATATGTAAATAACCTCCGCCTGGAGGAAATGACGACTGGTGAAAAGTCAGGAACCTGGGGCAACATAACGAACGTCAACCTTGAGCTGGTTGGTCAGGCACTGGGCTATGGGACGAGAGCCATCGCCGATGCCTCAACTGACAACATCACGATCGCAGACGGTGCCTCTGATGCAGATCGCAGCATGTACCTGAAGCTGACTGGTGGCGGTCAGGCTTGCACAGTCACCCTGCTTCCTAACACCAGCTCCAAAATGTGGATCATGGAGAATGCGACAAGCTACACCCTGACATTTTCACAAGGGTCAGGCGCCAACGTCGCAATCAAGGCTGGCCAAACAAAAATGATTTTTGCTGATGGTCTTGGTGGTGGCGCTGTCGTTTACGAGCTTGGCACCATTGCCGTACAGAACATTCAAGCGGACGGCACTGTTACCGTAGGGATCGATGACACGGGGTATGACGTAACTTTCTTCGGTGCGACCACTGGCAAAAAGCTGTTCTGGGATGAATCGGCGGACACACTAAATGTGGCGGGGACGACAGCTCTAGCTGGCAATCTGTCTGTCACTGGCATCACATCAAATGCAGATGGCGCTGTCGCGACACCCTCTATCACGAACACTGGTGACCTAAACACGGGCGTCTATTGGCCAGGGGCGGACGAGCTGGGCGTCACAACAGGCGGCGTTGAGCAGTTCCGATTTGGGTCTAATTCCGTATCGCCGGGTTCAAAGAACTTAATTGAAAATGGTGCTATGAACGTTAATCAGCGCGGCACAGTAACTGGGCTGGGCGGAACTAACAACGTCTACTCAGGAATAGATCGGTGGCTGTTTCGAGCAGAAGGTGTTGGGCAAGCTCGTGTAAATACGTCGAGATCTGCTCAAAGTAGCGCTAACAGCCTCATTATGAAGGGTGTCCGCAACGCGATAGAAATCGACGTAACCACAGCTGAAAGTTCTGTAGCAGCTGGCGAATGTCTGATGCTCGCCCAAAAGCTGGAGGCTCAAAATTTGCAGCATCTTTTGTACGGCACTTCGGGCGCAAAAGACATGACGCTCTCATTTGTGATGAAGTCGCCGAAAGCAGGAACGCATTGCGTTTCGATTAACCAAGGTGACGCTAACCGAAGCTACATAGCCGAATTTACGATGGCTTCTGCCAATGTGTTCGAATACTTTTCTATGACCATACCGGGAGACACTGGCGGCGCTATTAGTAACGACACTGGTGAGGGAATGCGCCTCCATTTCCCATTGACCGCCGGGACAAACTTTCACGCCAGCGCAGGAAGTTGGTTTAACGGTGAAGACTACGCCACCTCGAACCAGCAGAACCTCCTCGATAACGCGTCAAATAATATTTATATCTCAGCAGTCCAGCTCGAGATCGGGTCGGTTTTCACGGGTTTTGAATTTGAAGATTTTGGCACGACCCTCCAAAAGTGCCAGAGAGTTCTGGTTTCGGTCGGTGACAATCTTTTTGGAAATGCCTTCGCTTATGGCTCTGCTTCTGCCACCAGTGCGACCGTATTTACTTCCGTTATTATCCTTCCCGTCACTATGCGCGCAAATCCAAGTTTTTCGGGGGATTCGGATTGGATTCAAGGTGTGTTCCGTGGCACCGGCTACAACGGAACTGGCGGTTCTCAGAGCCTATTCCGAAACTCGGTTCTCTTCACTACCACCGGCGCGTCCAGCATGACTGCTGGGGACGGTGGTTACTACGTTTATCGCGGCGGTAAATCCGGTTTTATCTCAGCGGAATTATAAGGAGCAGGGCATGACTTTAGAGAACCTCAAGTACTCTAACGAAGAACACACCTCAATTTTTGCTGAGAGAAAAGGCAATGAGATTGATGTCGAGGAAGACGGTGTAGTTAAGCAAGTCGCGACAACACAGAAGTTGTGCATCCCTGTCGCCCCCGGCAACACCGACTACGATGAGATTCTGGCCGCTGGCACGGCTATCGCGGACTACGTGCCCCCCGCAGCAACATGGGAAACTGTTCGTGGCGAGCGTGACCAGCTTCTGAAGGACACGGACTGGCAAGGCATGAGCGATGTCACGATGAGCGATGCTCAAAAGACCTACCGGCAAGCCCTCAGAGATTTGCCAGCCACGAACTCTGATCCAACGAAGATCGTCTTTCCTGACGCTCCGTAATTATGGATGAGTCTTCTCTCAGAATCCTGCTGACGCTAGGTGGAATGATTGCGTCAGTCGCAGCGGCCTTCGCAGTCGTGCGCCAAAGCGTTAAGGCTCTGACGGAAACCCTTGCTGACGTTGAGGTTCGCCTCAGAAGACTGGACTCTAAGATCGACAGGCTTGAGACAAAGTCGGGAACAAGCGAAAAAAGATTAGATATTCTGTCATCTATTTTGTCGCCGGATGCGCTCGAAAAAAGAAACAGAGAGCTAGGTGGCCTTCTTGTGAGGGCGGAAGTTCTGGAAAGAGACAGTGCGGCTAACAAGGCTATGCACAACGGCTCGCACAAAGACTATTCAAAGCCAGCAAAGGATCATTCAAAATGATTCCACTTATCACCACGTTGCTCCCGTCCGTCATGGATGTCGCGGGGCGTTTCCTTCCTGAAGATAAAGAGAAGCGAGCGGCTGCCGAGCGCGAGATTGAAGCGAAGCTGACAGAGAGCCTCGCTAACATCGATCTTGCTAATCTTAAAATTAATGAAGCGGACGCCAAGAGTGGTAACTGGTTTCAATCTGGGTGGCGTCCATTTATCGGGTGGTCATGCGGGTTCGCACTGGCCTACACATACGTTATGCAGCCGATCCTTACTTTTGGATTAGCCCAGGCTGGATACCTAATTGATCTTCCTGCTGTAAACTTAGGGGAGATGATGCCCGTGCTGATGGGACTTTTGGGGTTGGGCGGACTTAGAACTTTTGAAAAGGTAAAAGGAATAAGCAAATGAAGATTTTCCAATGGGTACTCTCTCGCGTTAGTGAGCCGTCAAGTTATGCGGCAGTCGCCGCCCTAGTTCTTGGGGTTGGAGTTTTGGTGGACGCAGATTGGCTTGCCGTTATTGCTATCGTGGTCGGCATCGTCGGTGTCGTTCTTAAAGAGCGAGTGCAAGACTAGATGGCAACGAAAGCTACTGGGGCTGGAGCCAAGACGGCGTTTGTTAAAAAGCGGACATCCATCGGCTCCAGTCCCCTCACCCGCGTTAAGAACAAGGGCAAGCGGCTGTCCCACAAGAAGTACAACGGGCAGGGCAGATGAACGTCGAGCAACTTCGCCTAGATCTTGAGCGAGACGAGGGGTGCGTCTACGAAATCTACCTAGACCATTTAGGCTACCCGACTTTTGGCATCGGGCACCTCGTGACTGAGGCGGACATTGAGCACGGCAAGCCCGTGGGAACTGAAGTTAGTGAAGACCGAGTTCAACAGGTGTTCAACTCGGACATCGAGTGCGTCATCGGTGACTGCGACCGAGCCTTTGATGACTTTGGGTCTCTGCCTGAAGACGTGCAACTCGTCGTTGCGAACATGATGTTCAACCTGGGGCTTCCAAGGTTCAACAAATTCAAGAAGATGATCCGGGCGATAAATTTGCGGGACATGCAAACTGCGGCAGACGAGATGATCGCGTCGAGGTGGTATCAGCAAGTCACTGCCAGAGCGAGGCGGCTTGAGGCGGTAATGCGGGTGGTTGAATAATGGACGGAATCCTACTGGCGGAACATCTTTTGAAGTCAATCAAAGAACGTCGGGATAGAGTTTCGGAGATGCTTGTTGCGGGGACAGCAAAAGACTTCGAGGAGTACAAACAATTGGTTGGCAACGTGGAATCTTTAGACTACATAGGCCAAGAGTTAAGAGAAATCTTAGAAAAGGCGGACTGATGTCTAACAAATCTCAGGCTACGAAGCCGGAAGATGTTGTCTCTATAAGTAAAGCCTATGTTGATGTCGATAAGCGGGTCTTGGACCCTGACAAACTCGACCAAAGCTCTCTGGAGCGTATTCCGTCCCCTACTGGTTGGCGGATCCTGATCCTCCCGTATCAGGGCAAGGGAAAGACAGAGGGTGGAATTATCCTCCCGGATTCCGTTGTAGATAGGGAGTCTGTTGCTACCGTTTGTGGTTATGTCCTCAAGGTGGGTCCCCTGGCCTACGAGGACAAGTCAAAGTTCCCCACTGGAGCATGGTGCAAGGAACGTGACTGGGTTATTTTCGGCCGATATGCGGGCGCCCGTTTTAGGATCGACGGCGGCGAAGTCCGCATACTAAACGATGACGAAATCATCGGCATTGTCCAGGATCCGGATGATATCCTGCACTTTTAACATGGGAGCGTACCATGCCTGAGCAAGACCAAGACTTAGTTGTAGATATCCCTACGGAGGGGCCATCGGTGTCGGTGACATTGGAAAACTCCCCCTCCCAAGAAATCAAAGATGCCAAGGAGCCGCAGGAACCCGTTGATCCTGGTTCCGGTGATGACGAAGAGCACGAGGACTACAGCAAGAAGGTGAGGCGGCGCATTGATCGTCTCACGAAGAAGGCACGGGAGGCGGAGCGGCAGCAGGAAGCCGCGATTAGCTACGCCCGGACTGTTCAGGATGAGAACCAGAACCTTCGGACTCGGGTCCAGGACTTAGACGCGGGCTACGTTGCCGAGTACGGCGATAGGGTGGCCACCCAGTCCAGTTCTATTGAGAGGGACTTGGAGACGGCGATAGCTACAAACGACACCGCGGCTCAGGTATCCCTAAATAGGAAACTTTCCCAACTCGCTATTGAAGAAGAGCGCGTCAGAGCGGCAAAACAACAGATCTCTGCCCAGGCGCAGGTTGCCCAGCAGCAGGTCCAACAGCAAGATCCCCAACAGCAACAAGTTAACCAGCAGCAAGTTCCTGTCCGCCCCGACGCTAAGGCAGAGAAGTGGGCATCAAACAACGCTTGGTTTGGGGAAGACGACGCCATGACCTTCGCGGCCTTCGGAATCCACAAGACTTTGATTGAGGATGAAGGCTTTGACACTCAAAACCCCGAGTACTACACTGAAATAGATAAAAGGATTCGAGAAGCTTTCCCTAACAAGTTTGAGGGTTCGTCTGACTCGGGCAACGGAGGACGCCGACTGCAACAGTCGGTAGCTTCTGCAACACGCACCGGTAGCTCCGGGCGCAAGACGGTAAGGCTAACTCCCAGTGAAGTCGCAATAGCACAGAAACTAGGGGTTCCTCTCGACCAGTACGCGAAACACAAACGCTAGGAGAACGGACGATGGCTGAAGAATCTATTGAACGCGCTCCACGCGCAGCCCGGACAAGAGCGGCGAAGCCGCAACGCAAACCCTGGGCCCCCCCGTCCTTATTGGACGCACCCCCCGCACCGGATGGCTACAAGCATAGGTGGATCCGAGCCGAAGTTAGGGGTTTTGACGACCGCAAGAACGTCTCCTCTCGAATAAGAGAGGGATGGGAGTTGGTTCGTCGTGACGAATATCCTGATTTTGAAGCTCCCACTATTGATAGTGGACGATACGAAGGTGTTTTTGGTGTCGGAGGACTGTTGCTGGCTCGTATCCCAGTTGAGACCATTGCAGAGCGCAACGATTACTTCGGTAAGATGAACACCGACGCAATGACTGCGGTCGATAATGATCTCATGAAGGAGACCCAGCATCATTCGATGGCGATTCAGAAACCTGAGCGCCAGTCGCGTGTCACGTTTGGAGGACCTAAGGAGACTTAGGCCTACTGTTTTAACCCCTTTGCTTCAAGGAGCAATTTAGATGGCTAACACCAACGGAAGCTTCGGCCTCCGTCCGCTTAACAAATTAGGCGGCGGAGCCAATTCTACGGGGCTTACTGGCTATACCTCATATGAGATTGCCTCGGACAACACTGACAAAATCTACCACGGTCAGATCGTTGTACCCCTCGCTTCGGGATACATCGACCATACGACCAATGCCGCTGGTGGAACTGTTAGTGCTCTAGGCGTTTTTCAGGGTTGCGAGTATGTCTCAAGCACCACAGGCAAACCAACCTGGAGTAACTACTGGCCCGGATCCGGGGCGGATAGTAACCACCCGGTCAAAGCCTTTGTTAACGACGACCCCAGCCAGTTGTACGTAGTTGCAACTGATGCCACGTGGACTAGCAAGGCGACGGCGCGCGCGAGTGTGTTCTTGAATGCCAGCACGTCTACGGGCATCACCGGAACGGACACCACGGGTCTTTCTCTGGGACGCTTGGCAATTAGTACCCTGGCAACAACCAATAGTTTGACCCTGCGGGTCATGGGTTGGGTCGAAGATCCTTTGAACGAGGATTTTGCGGCTGCCGGGATTGGCGCAATCGTTCGGTTGAACAACAGCTTTAATGCACCCACGGGGTCCATTGCGGCTGGTACTGTTTCGACAACCGGCGTATAGGAGGGTTTGAATAATGGCTATTAGTAGAGCCCAACTCGTAAAGGAGTTGGAACCCGGCCTGAACGCATTGTTCGGAATGGAGTACGATCAGTACGACCGCGAGCACGAGATGATTTTCTCGATGGAAAGCTCGGATCGTGCCTTTGAAGAAGAAGTCATGCTGAGTGGTTTCGGAGCAGCGCCAACTAAAGGCGAAGGTAGCTCGGTCAACTACGACGATGCACAGGAAGCGTACACCGCTAGGTATACGATGGAGACTATCGCACTTGCCTTTTCCATTACGGAAGAAGCGATTGAAGATAACCTCTATGACCGCCTAGCCTCGCGCTACACCCGTGCCCTCGCTCGCAGCATGAGCCAGACGAAGCAAGTTAAGGCCGCCTCGGTTCTTAACAACGCTTTTGACGACGGGTTCACGGGCGGTGACGGTAAGGAGCTTTGTGCTACGGACCATCCACTCGTCAGTGGCAACACTTTCCGCAACGAACTGACCGTAGCGGCCGATCTCAATGAGACCAGCCTAGAGCAGTCCCTTATTGATATTTCTAGTTTTGTTGACGAGCGGGGCCTCAAGGTTGCCGTTCGTGGAATGAAGCTGATTATTCCTAAGGAACTCCAGTTCACCGCGGATCGTCTCTTGGAGTCCACCCTTCGTACCGGCACTGCTGATAACGACATCAATGCAGTTCGGAACATGGGAATGCTTCCAGAAGGCTACGACGTCAACCACTACCTAAACGACACGGATGCGTTCTTCATTATTACGAACGCGCCCAACGGTCTGAAAGGTTTCAATCGCTCTGCGATCAAAACCTCGATGGAAGGCGACTTCGACACCGGAAACGTGCGGTACAAGGCTCGCGAACGCTATGCGTTTGGCTGGTCGGACCCTCGCGGCATCTTCGGTTCACCCGGAGCGGCATAAGAAAAGGGGGAGGGTTTTCCCTCCCCCACTTTCTGGGATCCTTTAGCCCTAGCGACTGTCCCAGCAGACGCTTACGAAGACTCTAGGGCCGAATCTCTCGTAAGGAGGAACCAAAATGGCTAATACAAGTTTCAACGGTCCCGTCCGTTCAGAAAACGGCTTTCAAGACATTTCTGTTGCCGATGCCACGGGCGCGGTAACGACGAACAGCACCTACGGCACTAACGCCTCGGTTGGCGGCACTCTTGCTGTCACAGGCTATGCCTCGTTCACAACCGGTATTGCCAACCCCACGGGTCTTGTAGGTGGAAGCATTACTGCGAAGACGCAAATGGCTAACGCCTTTGCTGCTGCTTTGACCAAGAACACGCACTACCTAAGCCCTGCGAACGGTGCCGCAATTACCGCAACTATGCCAACTAACGCCGCTTCTACGGTCGGAGATGTAATCGTCGTTGAATACCAAGTGGGTATTGCTAACAGTGCTACACATAAGTTTGGCACTGCTGGTCAGTTCTTCATGGCTAAGTCCGCCGTTTACAAGAAGACGGGTGCGACAAGTTCTGCGGTTGGTCTTATCGATACGGTTGATGTAGCCGACGGAACTGGCGATGATTTTCTTAATCTTATCGGCCTGACTAATGCGGGTCCGGGCATCGGAAGCTACGTTGTCTTCTCCTTTAACGGTACTCTCTGGAGGGCTGAAGCTCGTTGTACGTCTTCGGGCACAGGCGCAGCCGCCAACCTCTCCGTTTTTGCTACCACATAATTGAATAGGTGGAGGTGCAGGAGCCTCCACCTTTTTAGGAGTTTGATATGGCGGAAGTAAGCGTACAAGCCATCACAATCAGCGACGAGGTTGTAGCCGATGCTGACTTCATTGTTACCGCAGCGAGACCAAACACCACGGCTACTCTAGCAAACACTTCGTTTGCTTCTGGCGGCGCTCGACTTCTGTCAGTCACGACAGCCGGAACGGGCGACAATGGCAAGACAACAACCATCACAGGCACGAACGTGCTTGATGAGGTCATTAGCGAGATCATAACCTCAACCGGTTCGGCTGAAGCGGTGAACGGCACCAAATACTTCAAGACGGTCACCTCGGTGGTTTGCTCCGCTCAATATGCGGCAAATATCACAGTGGGAAGCCTAGCGTCCGCAGCCCAGGCTATCTTTGCGGGCCCTACTCGGTTGAAGGGGTTCTTTGTTGTCTCTGGTGCGGCGGCGGGTATCGTCAGCCTGTATGACGGGGCCCCTATTTCTGGATCCATTCTGTTCAAGACACGAACCCTAGGCACGGATAACACGTTGATTAACGACACGTTCATCCCTGGTGAAGGGGTGTTGTTCAGGAACGGGGCAGTGGTCCAGTACACGGTTGGAACGGTTGACCTTATGACTTTCTTCTACGCCTAGACCGTGAGCCATGGCGGTTTCCGGATCTAAGGATTTTGAGCTTGATGTAGCGGAATACATTGAGGAAGCCTTTGAGCGTTGTGGTTTAGAGGTTCGTACGGGTTACGACTCCGTGACCGCCCGCCGTTCTCTAAACCTCTTGTTTGCGGATTGGGCAAACCGCGGTCTGAATCGTTGGACTATCCAGCAGTTCTCTCAGACTCTTGCTTCCGGCGTGACTGATTACCCTGTCGGGGATATTCCGGCCACTGTCGCCGCTTCGGGCAGCCTGACTGTTGGTGAGACCCTTACGGGTGGCACTAGTGGCACCACGGCGAAGATAATTACGAAACCCACCTCGACGAGCCTCACCCTTACAGTGCCCTCCGGTTCCTTTACCGCTGGAGAAACCATTACGGGTGGCACCAGTGCAGCATCTACTACGATAAGCGCGAACCCCGGCCTGTCGGATGTGCGGTCTACGATAGATATCTTGACGGGTGTAATCCGTAGGGACAACTCAGACATCTCTATTTCTCAGATAAGCCGGGACACGTACTTAACGATTCCAAACAAGTCCACCACGGGCCGACCCGTACAGTATTATTTCGACCGGCAGATAGTCCCTGTCCTCAAGTTGTGGCCGTCCCCGGAGAACAGCACCGACGTATTCATTTACGACCGATTGGTGCGCGTAGACGACGCGGATGCTTCGGTGAATACGGCAGAGGTTCCCTTCAGGTTTTACCCTTGCCTCGCTGCTGGCTTGGCCTACTACTTGGCTTTGAAGCGTGCTCCAGACAGAGTGCAGATACTGAAAGCAATCTACGAGGAAGAGTTTGAACGCGCGGCCCTGGAAGATCGTGACAAAACCAGCACATATGCGGTGCCGACTTACACTTACGGGTTCACGAGCTAATGGCTAGGTACGCCTCAGACAAGTACGCCCTTGGTATCTCTGACAAGACGGGCGTGGCTTACCGCCTCCGGGACATGCGGAAAGAGTGGACGGGCCTTCTGGTTGGGAAGGACGAGTGGGAGGTCAAGCAGCCTCAACTAACTATTCTCAGGGTGCAAGCGGACCCCGAAGCTCTTAGGAATGCCCGGCCGGACCGGACAGAGCCTGCGGTATCTGTTCTTCTGCCCTTCAACCCGTTTACTTCGGTTAGCCCAGGATCTTCTAGTATTACTGTTAGGGAACCGGGAAACTCAAGAACTACGGGAGATGTTGTGCGTTTCCGTTCTTGCGAGGCCTTTGATGGGTTCACGCAGGCTGTTCTCCAGTCTTCTAGTGGATACGCAGTTACCGTCGTGGACGACAATTCTTACACTTTTTCGGCAACCGGCGAGACCGCGTCTGCGGGTTCCGTTCAGGGCGGCGGGGGCACTGCCTCATCCGGTCCTGTTACGCTGGAAAGTTGAGGGTTGAGGCATGGCGTATACCTTTACAACACTAAAAACAGCCATCCAGGACTACGTTCAGAGTACAGAATCAACCTTTGTCAGCCAACTGTCCAGGTTCATCCTAAATGCCGAGGAACGCATCCTGAAAGGGTGCCAGTTAGACGTGTTTCGGAAGTCGTCTCAAGGCTCCGGAACTTCGGGCAATTCCTACTTGCAAAAGCCTTCAGACTTCCTGGCTCAGAACTCTCTGAGTGTTGCCGTGGCGGGCAGTAAACAGTTTCTGTTGTACAAGCAAGTTACCCTTCTTCAGGACTACACCCCTGACCCCACGACTACGGGTGTCCCTAAGTATTATGGCGACTGGGACGAGGCAACTTTCCTCTTAGCTCCGACGCCAGACAGCGCCTACACCTTCGAGCTACACTATTTCTACCGCCCGGCTTCCATCACAGAAACAGGGGATGGCACCAGTTGGCTCGGGACAAACGCAGAGCTAGCTCTCCTGTACGGCTCTTTAATCGAGGCATATACCTTCCTCAAGGGCGAGGCAGATCTTTTGGCCTTGTACGACGCGCGTTTCCAGGAGGCTCTTCAAGGTTTGAAGAACCTCGGTGAGGGGCTTCAGACTAGAGACCAGTATCGCTACGACCGCGTCCGTAGGGGCCCGGCGTGACGTTCCCCGCCTCTAGCAATGGCAGCTTAGGCACCGTGTCTGTATTCACGTCGAATAACGGCGGCCATTCGTCCGATGATATAGCCGAGATGGCTTTGAACAAGATAATGTCTGTCTCAGAGAACGCCCCTTCTTTCATACGAGATCAGGCACTGGCGCACAGAGATGAATTGAAAGAAGTCCTGGTTTTTTATATGAAGAAGATGGCCAGGAGCGAAAGAACGACCCTTTGGGCGCTGCTGGAAAAGCAGGGGCATTGCGACATGGCAGAGATTGTAAGGAGACTGTAATGGCTATCGGAACCTCCGCAATATGCGGGACATTTAAGAGAGAGGCGTTGGCCGGGATTCATTTCATCACCGCGCACACGCGGACGGGGTCGAGTGCTATTGGAGCGGATGCCCTGAAGATTGCCCTGTACACCAATTCCTCGTCCTTCGACGCGGACACCACAGGGTATACCACGAGCGAAGAGATCTCTGGGACCAACTACACGGCGGGGGGCAATACGCTGGCCAGCGCCACAATTGGTCTTGGGGATAACAGCAGTTCCGTGCCGACAGCCTTCGTGGATTTTGCAGATACGACGTGGTCTACGGCTACTATAACGAATGCTCGGGGAGCCCTGATTTACAACAGCACTCTCGCCACAGCGGGTACTGGGTCTACGACCAACCATGCTGCAAAACCTTCGATTGCGATCATTAACTTCGGCGGAGACAAGTCGTCTAGCGCCGGAGATTTCACCGTACAGTTTCCGACCAATGACGCGAACACCGCGATTATCCGGGTAGCTTAATGGCAATTGTCTCCGGCTGGGGCCGAGGTACTTGGGACGAGGGGGCTTGGAATAGTGCAATTCCGGTTTCCGTCACGGGTGTCTCAGCAGCCACGGCCGCAGGCGCAGTTGGTATTGGCAAAGCTTTTACGGTCACGGGTGTCTCGGCAGCCAGTGCAGCCGGGTCGGTTTCGGTAGTAGGTGAGGCTAATGTTGCTGTTACGGGTGTTTCCGCAGCTTCGGGTGTAGGATCAGTATCCGTATCAGGGGTGGTACACCTCTTTCCTTCGGGTGTTTCCGCAGCGACAGCCGCAGGTGATGTACAGTTGAACTTTAGGTTTACTGTTACGGGTGTTTCGGCAGCGACGGCTGCGGGCGGCGTGCTTATATGGAATGAG